GAACTTCTTTCTTAGTAGAAGCCAACTCATTAATAAGATACTTAGAATAATCAGTTAATTGTTGTTTAGTGACTAAATCATTAGTGTTCATATTAAACAAATCATTTATTTTTGACTCATCGGACATTTCATATATCCTAAAGTTAGCTTTATTAGAGAATCCGAACGATTCATTAAGGGTTTTGATATTCATCTTTGCAGATGCAAAACCTGGATCAGCCACAATATCATAAGTGAATAACTTTTTTAATGTAACTGTACCATCAGACTCAGTAATACCGGCTGCACGTGAAGAAACAAAAACTGGACAACCATCGTTGACCAGTGCTTGGGCTTCTTTACCCCAGTGTGTATTAAGTAATCTAATTTCACCTTCGACTCTATTATTTTCTTTTACAAATTCTGCTTTAGTGACTAAGTGTGATGCTCTTGCCAAAGATGTATCAAAAACATCTGGATGATCAAACTCACCATAAACAGAACCTAGATTTTGAATCCTTTCATTCATTTCTTCCAAACAAGGAAGAAATCTATCAGCAGTGTAGATTCTCTCATTACGATTTTTTATATCGAATTCTGTGAAAATTCCGCCTAGAATATTGTTGGACTTATTGCTCTCATTTATCTTAGAGAGAGAATTTGTTGAATTTTCAACAATAAGAACTGATTTCATGAAATTTAACGTTAATTTTAGATATATATGGATATTAAAAAACCAAAAAAAATTAAAGGTGGATTTTTTACACAACAAGAAATATCAAGATCTGACGAAATACACCAGGGACATGAAAAAATAGATATATACATTAAAATTAATTGGTTTTTTATGATTCTCACAAGAGAAATAAAAGTTAAAATAAATGAGTCAAACTTTTCCTATTTTGAAAATTTAGGATATGATATTTCAATAGGTGATGAATTAATAATACCAACTGAATTATTATCAAAAGGATCTCATCATAAAATTGATTGTCAATGTGATGGGTGTGGTATAAAAAAAGAAGTCATATATAAAAACTATATCAAATACGGAAATACTTGGGGCATTTACTTCTGTAGAAAATGCTCAGAATCTAAAAGAAAAGAAACTCTTCAGAAAAATTACGGTGTACAATATCCAATTCAAAATAAAAAAATTTTTAAAAAAATGAAACAAACTATCTCCGAAAAGAAGAACAAGTATGATAGTTGATGTAAAATTAGAAAATTTTTATAATTTAGAATCTTTTAAAAATATATTAGACAAGTATAGAGACTTTAAGTCATTTCATAGAGAATTAAAAATAAATTCACTATTAGGTAAAAAATCTCAATTTGAAATCGAAGAAATTAATCCACCAATCATTTGTGGACTAGAGAGTAATGAATCCTGTACTTACAAAACTTTTAGTCTAAAGGACTCAGCCTTCTCTATAAACTCAATATACTTTGTAGTTGACGAGTCATTAAATGTACTAAAAATATCTATAAATATAGAAATACTTAAAACTCTCAACGGTGAACTATTAAGAAATATAATAAATTTAGTGGATTTTAGATTAGTGGTACTTCAAAGCTATAATAATGTTGAAATAATAGGATTTCAAGCTTGTAGTAGAACATCATCAGCGGCTTAGAATTCAAACTCACCACCGGATTCTCCTCCAGCTTCACCACCTGTTTCACCACCAGTCTCAGGAGCTGGGGCTTCTGGTGTTTCTGGAGTTGTTTGAGCACCTTCAGTAGGTGTTTCGGTAGCGATCTCACCACCTTCAGTCGGAGTTGCTTCTGATGAACCAGCTCCTGATGAATCTTTTATCCAATATCTCTTGTTTTCTTCTTTCTCTTCTGAAGAAAGTTTTAATACATTGTCAATTAAATAGTCTATATGAAAATATGGAGTACCATCCGCCTTTTGTATACCAGTATAACTACCCAATATTTCTATTTTCTTTGACATATTGCCTAATTTTTTCCATTCTTCAAAAAGTTGATTAGAAACAAAATCAATGTCAATTTGATTCAAAGCAATCTCATCATCTTTGAGTTCTGGAAATTCAACTAACATTTGTAACTTTAACGGTTTGACTACAAGTTCTTTAAAATTGGCTCTTAATCTTCCTATGAAATTGCTAAATTTGGCCTCATCTCTAGTCATTTCAGCAGCATCTGTAAAAACATTACCACCACCATTGTCACCTTCAAACCTCTGTACCGGTATTTTAGAAGCTCTTTTTAAAATATTATAAAACCATTTCAATATGTCATCCTCATTCAAATTATGACCTTGTGGAGAAACTAACTCCATGTTTGGAGTACCACCATCTCCCTCAGGAAACCAAATTTGTTTATTATAAGGTAGGTGTTTTGTGCCATTAATTTGTAAAGTACCTAATGAATCATCCCATTCAACTTCTTCTGAATAATCATTTATCAACTGTCCAATTTGTTCTTCAGCTTTTTGTCTTGATAATCCTTTAACTGGAATAGTGAATTTTTGATAAACAGTAGCATTAATAATATTAAACATTATTTTTGTCTGTTCAATAATCTTCAGTTGGTTATATGGTTTTATAAGACCTTCAACATATGAAGTCTCAGAGTAATCATTTTGAGTAGAATATGATATAAATATCATCTGAGAGTCTAAAAATATTCTTCTCAACTGAGGATCCTCAGGATATTGAATCCATATATTACCAATAGTTGGTTCAAAGGCGGGAACTAAAGTCTCTGGTCTTAATCTATTAAAATATATAATATTCTTCTTTTTATCATCCCAAACAATCTCAATAGCGATATAACCGTCAATTAGAAAGTCCTTCATGAAATTCCATGCTGTTACTGAGTCAGAAAATCCATATCTGTTATAAATTTTTTCAAAAAATTCTTGATACTTATCTCTGATATCTTGTGAATAGTCATTTGAAATATTTTTTGGTCTACAAAAATCTTTATCAGAATAAATTACCGCCTCATCACATACAGTAGATACAAAATCTCGAATTTCATCCTTTATTGAATACTCTCTTAATATTCTTCTCTTATCAGCATAAGATCTATCAAGATACGGTATTGACTTTCTATTCAAAACCGAAGCAACGGCTCTTTTACTGAAAAAGTCATACATTGAATTACCCTGCTGAGAATAAGGATCCTCGTTGATACCAACTCCGACTTGATTTCTCATTATCATATCATCATAGTTCATACCCCAAGATGATAGATTTCTCAGTATTCTACTAAAAAGTCCTCTATTTTCAATAGCACTGTTAAATTGATTTGTACTTTGATTTAAAGGATTATAAGTTGCAGCCATTGAATTTTTAAAAATTTTAAGGTATATATTAAAATTACCTTTTTCCCGTGTCTTTAGTCTTCTCTATAAATAGATGTGCCACTCTTTGGTAAGTTCTCAAGTGGATACTGATTCAATAATTCTTTTAAATCTTTCTTGAAGTTATCAAATCCATCTTTATTTTGCTCAGAATATATTATAGCCTGTATAACTAAATGAGTCAATTCTTGTCTTTCTTTAATAGCATCTTCCTTTTTTCTAGACTTCTCAGCCTCTGCGGAGAGTTCAGAAAGACGTTTACCTGTCATTTCTTTTCGGATTCTATCCATCTCCTCTTGTTTAGATTTCTCTAATTCCTGTCTAAGTCTGGATTGTTGAGCTAAAAGCTCCTTGTAATCTATTTCTTCAAATTTTTTGATGTGTTTCATAAAGTTATGACTATATATTTGATTATATATTAAACAAAAAAGTCCGATATTTCTATCGGACTTAATTTTTAGTTTTCTACTTCTATACCAACACATATAGTTTTTATCATAACTTCACAAATCTCATAAGGATTGGCGTTTGATGCAGGTCTTCTATCCTCAAGATAACCTGGTGTGTATTCATCATTTATTGAAAATGGTATTCTAATTGAAGCTGTTCTATCACCTATACCATATTTAAATTGATTGATTGAGCAGGTCTCATTAGCTCCAGTGAGTCTAAACTCATTATCAAAACCATATACTGAGATATGTTCTTCAATATTTTGACCGATTTTTTCACAAGCATCAATTACTAGCTGCTTTTTATTAGTTAAATCTTCTCTCATAGACTCAGTAGAAAAATTGACATGCATTCCACTACCATTCCAATCGTTTCCTCTATATGGTTTCGGATGTAACTCAATAAAGTAATTAAATTCCTCTGAAACTCTTTCTAAGATCCATCTTGAAATCCAAAGTTGGTCAGACCCATCAAGTGCATAAACGGGACCTATTTGATATTCCCACTGACCTAACATAACCTCAGCATTTATTCCAGTAAATGACAGACCAGCTTCTAAACACAACTCAGCGTGTCTATCAACAAATTTTCTACCAGATACATTATTACCACCAACACCACAATAATAATCTCCTTGAGGTCTTGGGTACCCCTCTTTTGGCCAACCAAGTGGTTTGTTAGTTTCTCGGTCATAAATTATATACTCTTGCTCAAAACCATACATTGTTTTTTCGTCAGAAATATTCAATGTCTCTGATAACTGATATCTCTTATTAGAAGAATGTGGAGTCATGTCTGTATTATAAACCTCACACATAACTAAAAAACCGTTTTCTCTGAATGGATCTTTAAATTTATTTACAGGAATCAAAACCATTTCAGACTTAGCCGTCTCTGCCTGATTAGTTGAAGAACCATCAAATCCCCAATTAGATAATTTGATCTTATCTTCATTTTTAGCTTTAATTATTTTAGTTTTAGATCTTAATTTTTGCGGTGAATTACCATCTAACCAAATGTACTCGAGAAAAAAAGTTTTCATATAAATTTATAATTTTAATAATTATATTTTAATAAGACTATTTGTTTCTAAATTTATCATAACTTTCTTGTAGTCTTTTAACGTGACCAAAAAGTACATCATATTTATCATTTATAAGAGACTCAGTTTCATAGAAATCAAGTAAAGTTGATGAGACTATTTCTTTATGACGTTGTTCTCTTCTATCCAATTTAGAAGTCCATATTTGCATTAATTTATTAGGGTCATATGTATTCTTAGGATGTGAAGAATATAAGAATCTTGGCAAAAGTTCTAAATTTATTCTATGTACTAATTTAAGTTGTATGGCATTAAACTCCATAATACTATATTCAAAACCATATCTTAATAATTCTGTGTAGATTCCTTGAAAGTTAACTTCTAAACGAGAATTTTGTTCAAACATTTTTTCAGAAATGAACTTATCGAAAATTCTTATTCTTATCTCTATCGGTAAAAAATTAAAATTAAGCGCAATTATTATTTTTAAATCTTTTATCTGTTTAAAATCGATTGTAAAAACTGGAGCAAATCTCATCCAGTTTGATGGATCTTCATAGTGTAAAAAGTAAAATCTTCCCATTGAGATATCAGATATAGGTATAGCCTCACACATTTCATCGCTTTTAGAGTACTTATCCACCATATAAATTGAATTTTTCTTAAAAAAGTCTACAATATCAGTACCATATACCTTTTGACTTAAATTTAAACGTTCTTGTAAAGATCCCATATGAATATATATTATTATGATAAATAACGCACCAAAAAATAATAATTACCATCAAGGAAATTTTATTCCAAAAAATAAAGATAAGGTCATAAAACTAAACTCACAAGGAGGTATTTATTATAGAAGTTCCTGGGAACTTAAAATTATGACATGGTTGGATGGAAGTGAAAAAGTATCTAAATGGGGATCAGAATGTATTTCAATACCATATCAAATGACACACTTCGATAATGGTGATGTAAGAGTAAAATCACACAACTATTATCCAGACTTTTATTATGAAATGAAATTGAATGATGGTATGATGAAAAAAGTAATTGCGGAAGTTAAGCCAAAAAAAGAATTTGATATGGTTGTCGCTTTACAAGAAAAAAGACTTCAAATACCAGAATCATCGTCCAAATTAAAAAAATTGAAAAACTTTGAATATGACCTAAAAATGGCTCAGAAGAATAGAGACAAATGGAACACTATGATAAAATATTGTGAAAAAAAAGGATGGGAATTCATAGTTATTACTGAAGATCATTTAAAGAAGTTTAATTTGTAAAATAAGTAAGTAGTATGATAATCTTTAATATATTAAATGAGTAGTCATTCTTTTCCCTATTAGGCTTTAATAAAAACCACCTAAAAAGAGTAAGTATTAGAAATAACAGTCCAAATTTAAAATCGAAAAATATTAGACCTATAATCCAAAAAATGTAGAATAGTTCTATAGCATAATAAATAATATCAAGGTATACGAAAAAAATATTTTTATAAACTCTTGATGATGGTCTAACAATTAGACGATCCCGACTAAAAATATAATAGAAAGATGATAGTATGAAAAATAGACTAAATAACTTCATTATAATTTATAATAATTTCTTCCATTAAAATAAGATTATTCTTCTCAGTCTCTAATAGACGTAAACTATTTTCTTTAAGAAGTCTATTATATAGAGAATCTGAGATAAAGCATATAACTTCATTTCCAAAAACTCTATCATATTCATCCGGAACATTGATGTCTCTTTTATCATAAAAAGATTTTAAAAAATTTTTATGCTCATTTTGATCAACATGTAGTGAGCAACCATTTGGAATAATTCCAAAATATCTGATTGATTCTTCCCATAATTGAAAGACACACTTATTCATAAAATTTAGATTTTAGATGATTTTTATATAAAAAAAATTAATTTGTTTAGAATTCTTTCAAATTATTATTTCTTGATATTTGGTTAAAATCAGAATAAACCATTTCTTTACAAAGTTCTTCAACACCATACTTAGGTGACCATCCTAACATTGTTTTGGCCTTAGTTGAGTCTCCTATAAGTAAATCAACCTCTGTTGGTCGGAAATATTTCTCATCAACTTCAACTAAAACGTCCCCAGTATTTGAATCAATACCCTTCTCATCAATACCATCTCCGACCCATGTAATATTAATATCTAAAACTTTGAAAGCCATCGTTGTAAAGTCTCTAACTGAAATTTTCTTACCAGTTGCCAAAACGTAATCATCTGGTTTATCTTGTTGTAGCATTAACCACATTCCTTCAACATAATCTTTAGAATGACCCCAATCTCTTTCAGCGGAAAGATTACCTAGAAGAAGTTTATCTTGAATTCCTAATTTAATTCTAGAAACAGCCTGTGTTATTTTTCTAGTCACAAATGTCTCGCCCCTCAATGGTGACTCATGATTAAATAATATGCCACTACAAGCATAAATTCCATATGCCTCTCTATAATTAACAGTTATCCAATGTGAGTATAGTTTTGCGACACCATATGGACTTCTTGGATAAAATGGAGTTGTTTCTTTTTGAGGAACCTCCTGAACTAATCCAAACATCTCAGATGTAGATGCTTGATAAAATTTTGTTTTTTTCTCAAGACCTAGTATTCTTATAGCCTCTAATATTCTAAGTGTACCGATAGCGTCAGCATTGGCAGTGTATTCCGGTGTTTCAAATGAAACTTTCACATGAGATTGAGCAGCCAAATTGTAGATTTCATCAGGTTGTACCTCTTGAATGATTCTTATTAAATTTGTAGAGTCAGTTAAATCACCATAGTGTAAAAAGAAACTATCTTTTTTAGACTCATAGATATCATTAATTCTATCAGTATTAAAAGATGAACTTCTCCTTTTAATACCGTGAACTATATAATTTTTTTCCAATAAAAGTTGTGCCAAATAAGCACCGTCTTGACCAGTAATACCAGTAATTAAAGCTATTTTTCTCATAAATTTTTATATGTAAAAAATAGAAACTTGTTTTTTTTTTAAAAAAGTATTTTATATATAAAAATAAAACACAAACAATGAGCTATACAAGAGAACAAATTGAGAAAACTGTCAAATCAAAAGGATACGCATGGTTTGAGGGAGCAAAAGACTATGATGTTAATATCGTAGGAGTAAGAAATTCATCAACAGGTAACAAAGTTACTAATGTTTTTGATGATCACATAACTCTTTCATACAAAGAAGGTGGACAATGGAAATTCCATATTTGGCCGGCTACAACAGATCCAGGTAAAAAAGGTGTAATGGAATATCACAACGCGGCTGGCGTTGCTAGATTAGTTGAAGGTCAGTACAGAGGATCCCACGGAATAGGTCTACATCAAGGAAAATACGAAGCATTAAAACAGGCTAAACCTGTAAAAGTGTATAGAGATGCTAATAAAGATATGAATTATGATGAGAATAAAATAGCTGAGGGTGTATTTGGAATTAATATACATAAAGCTGGTGCTGACTCAACATATGTTGAAAATTGGTCTGAAGGATGTCAAGTCTTCAAAAAAGCCGCAGATTTCGAGTCTTTTATGGCAATAATAAGAAAATCGAGAGATGTTCACGGTAATTCTTTTACCTACACATTAATTGAGTCAAGTGATATTAAGTAAATTATAGACTGTGTAATCCTTGACCATCATTAGAACCCTCAATGGAGATAACTTTAATTAAATTATCGTTATCTCCTTTTTTCTTATATAACTCATTGAATCCCTTTGCTATTCCTCTTTTAAAGACTTCTGTAAAATAAGCAAAAGCGTTCACTGACTTTTCCTCATTAAAATTATACCAATTTTGGAACATATCTAAAAGTCCAGATTGATAGCAATCCATTTTATCATCATTGGACCAATACCTCATTTTTTTGATTGTCTCTTTGGCAAGTAACTCTAGCATTTTTTCAGCTTTTCTAGTAAGTCTGCCCTGAGCTTTTGATACAATCATCTCTACATACAAATCTTTATTATTTAAATACATTCTAAGCACTTATTTTTTAGAGTACGAAACTCTTTAATGCTTACTTTTATTATAGTGAAAATAAAAAAAA